TGACCAAGCATCTTTAATCTCTTTTTTTGTTAAAGAGTGAAAGTCTGAAGATAGTAGAGCAGATTTTCTTCACGAAGCTATAGCTAAACAGATGGGAAAGTTTTTAGATATAATAGCAACTAAAAAATCTTATCTTACTATTATTAATTCATGGGCAACAATATATGGCGAAGGTCATTATGTTCCAGAGCATATTCACCCTAACGCACAGTTAAGTTGTGTTTTTTATGGAGATGCTAGTCCAGATACGGGTAAGCTTGTTTTTAAAAATCCGATGTATCAGTCTTACGCTATGAACTACGATCAGCGTTTTGGCTTATATTGTGATAGTTTTTTTGTTCAGCCAAAAAAAGGGATGATGGTTATTTTCCCATCCTTTTTACCACATTACACAACGGCTCACGAAGATAAAAAGGAGCGTATAATTTGTTCCGCTAATGCGAATTTATCTACGGATAGGAAAATGAACGAACATTTTAGCCAAGATGGGAAAGGAAATAAACATGGCGAGTAAGACAATGAAGAAAGCATGTGATACTGTTATGCCGAAAAAGGTCGTAAGTAAAAAGAAGAAAAAATCTAACATTAAAATTCAAGGATCAGCTAAAGGAACTTAATTGAGCAATCAATCTCAACTTAAAAAGCTTGTGGCTTTGCAGAAAAGTGACGGGTGGAAAATAGTAAACGAAATTATGAAGGACGAAATACTACAACTCGCTCTTCTAATGGCACGATCAAAGGAAATGTCTCAACAGGAAATGGACTTTAATCGTGGTGCAATCTGGGCGGCAGAGCAAATGCTTAACCTCCCTACTAAAATAACCCATAAACTTGAGGGCGAGATCGCTCTTGAGGATAATGGTATTGGACATGGCTAGGACGCTACGGCTTCCAGAAGGAGAAATAAAATGGCTACAACACCAGAAGAACAGTTAAAAAGACTTACTGAACAAAAGTTAGGTGCTGAAACACCACCACCAACTGCACCACCTCCCGCACCAAATGTGGAAAAAGAAGCTCCTCCAACAACAGAGGAGAAGGCAGCGGTTGTTGCGTCACCTCAAACAGAGGGTGATAAAGCAAATCAAGACCCTGTTGTTTATCAAATGAAGATAAATGGCAAGGATAGGGATTTAAGTCAGAAACAAATCGAAGAAACCTTTGGTCGATATAGGGACTTGAATTTTAAAAATATGACAAATGCGCCTATCAATGCAGTTACTGAACAACTGATGAAGGCATCTGGTGCAAGTCCAGATCAAGTAGCAAAACTAATATCGGCTTCTGTTAAAGCATTTACTAAAAATGCTCAGATGGGTAACACAAGACCTAAACAACAGAACGTAGCCGAACCGAAGCAACCCACTCCAAAAGCTACTCAACCGAACATTAATGAAGAGTTCGCTAAGTATGAGGACGAAAATGCAATAAGCCTTCCTCCCGGCTATCGAGAGGGATTGGATAGAATTAATCGCATGGAAAATCAACTCAAGAAGGGTGTGACCATGATGAATAATATTCTTAACCAATCAAAAGGTAATGCACAAATGGGGATGCAAGCCGCACAATCTGCTAACGTGGACAGAAACACGGCTATAAGAAATACCATCGCTAACAACCTCGATAAAGCTCAACGGGCAAATGGATTGCCAGATGGCGATGGGCAAGCGTTTATGGCGTATGCGGGCGAAAGAGGTTACACAATGGAAGATTTTGTTGATAGTGGATTAGTCAACAAAGTTGTTTCCGATTTCAAAAATGAAAAGAATACCCCAGAGTTCAACAGGTTGCAGGATATGGCTAAACGTAGAGAAAGCTTTTTAAAGACTGGTAAAACCAACCCAACATCTGAAATGGCGGCAAAGCCTAAAGATGATATGATGGAGAGGTTAACAGCTAAAGGCATCAAGTCTCGTTTAAATATCGGATAAAAATGCAATCAGATTAAAAAAAAGGACGAAGTGTTCTACAAGATACTTCATATTAGAGCCGTATCAGAAATGCTACGGCTCTTTTTTTGATGCACTATAGGACAGAAGATAAGTGGTGTGAGTTCCACCTTTATTGAATGTTCCCCTAACTGAAACCTTTATTAATAGGAGGATTGCTAATGGCTGCAATTCAAGGACTACGGGGTACAGGTCAGTTTACAACGGACTTCCGCCCTAAGAATTACAGAGAATTATATTCTTTGTTAGAACCTAATGGTAATGCCCCGCTAAATGCATTATTATCAATGGCTTCAAGTGAAGCAACTGACGACCCCGAATTTATCAACTTTCGCGATGAGCTGCCCGCAAGGGAACTTACTGTGAATGGTGCAATAAATTCTGCATCGACAACTGCGATCGTAGTAGCTAGTGGTAATGATAATCTTTTTGCGGTAGCAGGAACTATTATTGTTAACTCAGAAACTGGCGAAGTTATGCGATGTACTGCTGATAGTACAGCAACAGGTTTAACTGTTGAAAGAAATATCGGTGGGACAACCCATACAATCGCTGATGGCGCAAAGCTATTTATAGCAGGGTCAGCCTTCGAGGAAGGTGCGACCAGTCCAACAGGCGTATCATTTGATGCTTCAACCTCATCAAATTATACTCAAATTTTCAGAACTGCTTACACAGTAACTGAAACTTTGAAAGCCACTAATCTAAGGACTGGTGACAAAGAAGATGAGATGGCTACTAAGGCTCTCAAAATGCACATGTCTGATATTGAAAGGGCAATGTTTTTTGGGGTAAAGCACGAAAGTAACGGCTCAACTGCACAACCTCGTAGATTTACAGGTGGTCTAACTAATCTCATTACAAACGTAATCGACAGATCAACAGCTTCTAGCTCTATGTCAGAAGATCAGTTCGATCGTCAGCTAATCGAAAACGTATTCGCTTTCGGTTCTAAGCAGAAGATCATGTTTGTAGGTGCAAAAGTTGCAGGTCACTTGCAAAAGATAGGTAAAAACAGATGGTCGCCAACTGTAATGGAAGGTACGTATGGAGTGAATTTAACTGCTTACGAAACTTTCGCAGGTACACTTATGACCCATCTGCACCCACAATTCAGACAGATACCGGGCATGGATGATGCGGCAGTTATTATTGACTTCCCATATCTGAAGTATCGTTATCTCGAAGGTCGTGATACATCTCTACTAAGAGATCGTCAAGCAACAGACGCTGATAGCACAAAGTCAGAATACTTGACTGAGTGTGGTCTTGAGATGTTGCAAGACAAGGTTCATACCTACATTAAAAACTGGACTACGCTCACTTAATTCCCTCTACGAGCAAGTCTACGAGCGGGCGCATCAGCGCCCGTTCTTATTTCAGTATACATTTTTAGAGCCTAACGGGGACGCACCACTTAATGCAGGGAATTTTTATGTCATATCAAGGTATCGATAGCTTTTGTCCCAGATGCGGAACATACGGGGATGAAGCTGTTTACGTGCATGGACATTATCAATGTCCAGTTTGCAAATGTGTTATTGATGATTGTTGTCAAGGAGAAAGGACGACTAAGCATGATAAATGCTCGATAAATAAAGAACCATCAAAATAGGAGACTTTCAATGGCACGTAAAAGAGCAAGGAATGACAAGGGGCATTACATCAAAGACGACCCCAATACCGAAGTGAACGAAGCTTGGACAGATGATGAAGAGATCATTGAGGATGAATTTATAGATGACGAGGAGGAGGAAGTAATCGTAGAAGAAGTAGACCCAACTCGTAAGGCAAAACAAGCAAAAGCTCCTAAAAATACAAACAAAAGTGAGTTTTGTTTCTTCGTTTCAGCAAATCCAGAAGCAGGGGTGTGGGACTTTATTATTGGAGACGATCGGTTCTCTGGATTTTGGGATGCCGATAGAGCGTATGTTCATTGGAAAATACCAAGATCAATTAAAGAAAACGCCATGAAGCATCATCATGTATGGTCGGGAAGAGTTTTACCCGCAGATGATGAATAGGTGTATGAATGGTAGAATATTCTGTAGTCAAACCATTTGAGAGTGAACAGGGAAAGTTTACCCCACTCGAAGGTTTAGTTCGTTCTGCTCTAGTACGAGCAGGTAACTTCTCTCCTTCCCGTATTGACGGGGAGGTGATGATGATGATGGTAGAGCTTGCTAACAGAGTTGTCGAAGAAGTTAGACGACATCCCTATTGGACTGGTGGCGATATAGACTATTATAATGATCCTACACAAACAAGAGAAATACCAGACATGATAATGATTGATGGACTTACGAGCCATTATCTTATTCAACAGGGTAGTGAAAAAGCTATGGTATTTCTGCAAATGTATCAAGCAAATCTAGCAGATATATTGTGGGATAAATACAGAAGAAAAGACAACACAATTGGTAACGATGAAATAATTGTTTCAGTTACTGATGGCGGAAGTAATAAAAATTATAAACCACCTTACCCAGATGATGAGACGAATAAGTTGTTAACATGACAAGACTAGCTTACGCCCCAATCGCTATTAAATCAGAAGCGACTACTTACTACGGATTTAGAGGCGTGGATCGAAGCCGTGACATTGCGGCTATGGAAACGCAGAAGGAACAAAACTTCTGGAAACTTGAAAATTGTTTTGTTGATTATAGGGGTCAGTTAATTCGTGACCCTGCTTTTTATTTACATAGAGGGTCTAATCGTTTCCCAGTAAAATCTATTCGTTTCTTTAATAGAGAGGGTGTTGTCTTTGCTGAAGAAGATGCTGCAAATACTCATCTGGCATCTGATAAAGGTCATAGAGTAAATGAAGCTTATCAAAAAGATGCTGTAGTAACGATGACCAACTTTAAAGGTGAGGTGCATATTTTCTCACCAGATCAAGTTACTTATAGATATAATGGCTACGAGTTTACTAAATCAACGACATCAATCAAACCTTCTTTTGGAGTTCCTATTCAAAGAAGATTATGCGTTGCAGGGTTTAAGGATCGTCCTACTGTCTTAGAGTTTAGTCGTGTAGATAATCCAGATATTTTTTTAGCAGAAGAAGCGCCTACTGAAGAGGTAACAAGAGCAAGCTTTATAGACATATCTAATCTAATCGGTACTGCTGATGAGATAATAGGTATGGGTACATTTGAAGCAAACAGACTTGCAGTTTTTACCAAAGATCAAACGCTCGTATATATTATTGATCCAGATTTAGAGCAATGGCAGTTAGATAGTAGAGCCAATTTACGTATTGGTTGTATTAGTCATGGCAGTATTGTTAACGCAGGAAGTGACTTAATCTTCTGTTCGAGAAGAGGAATACACTCTTTGATGAGATCAGAGCAGAATGGTCTTACTATTGCGGAAGCATCTCTCTCAGATGAAGTAGAAGTTTTGTATCAAGAATTAGTTAGAACAACAGAAAACCTAGCTTCAATACAAGCTGTCTACGATCAAGACACACAAACGTACCATGTGTTCTTCCCACGTAGAGGTGGTAGACAAACTATTCGTTTAAGTATGAACTTTCGTTCTGGGTATGAAAAAGTTAACTTTCAGTTAGGAGATACTCTCTTTCCTAGATGCGGTAGTTTCTTAGGTGGTCGTCTTATGTTTGGAACAGCAGACGGAGTTTATGAAGCAACACAAAGAACTTTTCTACAGGATACAGGATTATCTGATCTAAGAAGATCGCCAATGATAGCTGAAACACCTATCTTATGGTTGGGTGATTTTATTGGTACGAAGAGGTGTCATACTCTTATTGTACAGGCTACAGGAAAGGGTCGCTTCTTTATTGATGCAGTCGATGAAGATGAAAGACAGATGACAACAATAGAATGTAATATGGATAGGCTCACGGGGGACGACCATTGGGGCGATAGTCCGTTAAAATCAGATTACACTTTTCCATTTCAGCAACACTTTAGAGGTGTTCGTTTGAGATTTAGAACTGAAGAAAAAGATACTGAAACCGACGTAACTGTAATTTCATTTGCGTTTTTAATGCACAAGGAGAAATAAAATGGCTCGCCTAAAGGTACTTTATCCCGGCAACCACACGTCGAGTGGTAACATCGGCGCAGACATTGAGAATGTTGTAAGATACTTAAATTCGGCAGAAATTGCAGATAATACTTTATCTGAATTATTAGCAAAAGTTTTTGATACAACGACAGGTAAAGTTAAAACACTTGTCGAAATGCGTTTAGATACAACATCTGGTTTGCAATACAGAGTTGGTGAATATGTAAGTGCAACTGAAGGTTGGAATACATTAGCAACATTAGATCAAGTTAGAGGTGCATCTGGTTCAGACGTTGGTACGATTGGCGCACCATTGTTTTCTGCTCGTGCAGATCACGTTATAAACCTAACTATCAATGGACAGATACCATATCCTACAGGATCAACTGTTTTTACATATCAACATGATGTGGCTGATGCTATTGTTGTTTATATCAATGGTGCTTTACAGGCTACAAGCACATATACTCATTCACATACAGCAGATACAGTTACACTTTCTAGTCCAACATCAGCTAATGATGTTGTAACAATATACAAAGTTCAATCAGCAAATGATAGTGGCTATCAAAGAACAGAGGTTGTAGCTCTTGCCGCACAGGCTGTGTTCCCTTTTGTTCACACAGCAGACCAAAGTGTTTTGGTTTACAGAAATGGTATTTTACAGAGACCGGGTGGAACGAACGACTATACGCAACAACCTGCAAACTCTACGATTACGTTTACGAGCGCCTTAACAGCAGGTGACTTGATTACGTTTATCATCGTAGCAGACACAGCACAGGTTCGTGTGTCTGGTTTGATGACCGAAGCAAAGTTTACAGATGTAAATGGATTTATACCATTTAACAAACTGTCTATTTTAGATGATGAAATTCCTCAAACAAAAGTTAATAATCTAACTGGTTTGTTAGCCAACAGAGGTAGAGTTTATGTATCTGCTACTCAGCCTACTCCTGCAAATGCAGGAGATATGTGGGTTGATACGGCAGCTTCACCAAACGTACTAAAGTTTTACAATGGTACAGGTTGGTTGTTAACTTCACCAGATACAGGTATTCCTGCGTTTACTACATCTAACGCATTGCAATTTCTACGAGTAAACTCTACTGGTGGTGGTCTGGAATTTTCGGACGTAGATTTATCTGCGCTCGTAACAACGACTTCGATCGGTGCTGCGAATGGTGTAGCCGGGTTAGATGCTTTTGGTAAAATGCCTATTGCTCAGTTGCCTAGCACATTTGCAACAAGAAGTTTCTATATTAATGAACTAGGTTCTATTACAAATGGTGATTATCGAATTACTAGAGCCTTCAAGCAAAACGTAAGACTAGATGCTATAGCAGTTAAAACAGGGTCTGGAACTTGTAATGTTCAACTAAAAGCAGCTGGACTAAACTTAGGTGATATAGTTGCCGCAAGCTCTACTCTTACAGAACAAAATTTATCAAACTCTATTGCTGTAGATGCAACAACTGTTTCTCGTGAAATAGCTATTACAGTTACATCTGCAACAGCAGTAACAGATTTAGAAGTAACAGTAGCAGCGGTGATAACAAATGTCTAACTTCAGCAATTATCAACTTCGTAAGATAGCCCAATCACTTGAGGGCATGGGTCGTTATGGCGATACCCAACTTGTACACGTTACACCAGAAGAAGTTGATATGCTGACAAAAGTAGGGGCAGGGACAATAAACCCGAAAACGGGTTTATTAGAATTTTACACCAATCAAGATCGCATCAATGATATTTATAAAGAGCATGGTGGCGATAGTGAAAAAGCGTGGGCGGCAGCAGGTTCGGAATTAAATAATCTAGTTAAGAACAGGGATGCTTCTCATAGTGGGGGAAGTAATAAATCCTCTACGACTGTACCAACAAATCAAGATGACTTTACTGGTAGATATGATCCCGGCGAACTAACAGATGAAATAAGAGAGCAGAACAGAAACAACTCTTTCTTAGGTCTTGATCGTGATGGCGACGGGTCAATGTGGACAACCACAGATACGGCAACTGGTGATACCTATAACTGGCTTGGTCAGAAAATGAATATCGTTGAGGGTGTTAATGACGAGTACGCTTGGGGGTCAATGGATGTTGATGGCGATGGTTCTATGTGGACAGCTAACGGGTCATACGCTATTTCAGATCACGCTCTTGTTAAAGGTAAAAGTGCATTTGGCACAGCATTAAATGTAGTTGGTTTGGTTGCAAACCCTGTAGCTTTTGTTGCAGGAAAAGCTATTAATAATTATTTCGACGCAGACAAAGATGGCTCTATGTTTACGACTGGTGGTAAGTTTACATGGGGAACGGGGTCATCCAATACTCAAGCACAAACTACTCCTGTAGATTGGGGTGATGATGATAGCTCAACCACTTCTACTGTCGTAATCGATGATACTGACAATGAAACACCAGATGATGATACAAAAAAGAAGGACGATGAGGAAATGACCTATTCTGATATAAAAGGTCAGTTCGGGTATAATAAGTTTAGCAGTTCTAGGAATGGTAGAGAGTTTTTAAACTACTCCTATGTAGATGGACAAGCAACACCTACCACCTCATACATGAGAAGTGATCGCCCTTTTCATATAGCTTTATCAGAGGAAAGCGCACAAGCCTACGCTTTTTCAGAACAGGCTTCTAATGGAATAGAGCAAATGATTAGTCAACTTGATCCAGATGTTATGGACGCAATGGCAGGAGAGATGACTGTTCATCTAACTAACGATCAAAAGATAGCCCTCGTAGTAGGGGATCAAGAGAGTGGCTTTGTTGAAGCTACATACGAAGCTAACCCGGAAGGCTACGATACTGTGATGAATGACGTTGCTAACATGCTCGCTTATATGGGTGCTTCTGGTGACGCTAAGATAGATGCAGGTTTTATGGGGAGAGTTGCTTCAGCAGAGAGATTTCAGAACTACTCAACCCCCGATCTAGTGTCGTCTTTAGCTGCTTTAGAAGATGAACTTCTTTTATACGAACAGGGAACACCACAATATAGATTGGTCGTTGAGCGTATAGATGAGATACAAAGAGAAATGTCAAGACGAACAAATGATGGTAATGCAAATAGTGCAGCTTATAGCGTAAATGCTGTAACAGATACGATTAAAGAAACTGCAAATGAAATTGTAACGGCGGCAGCTTAATAAGGACGACTTAAATAAAATAAAAACGTAGTGTCGATTAAACAACAAGAGGTGTAAGATGGCTTTTTCAAGTGAAATATTTGGTGCAAATACTGGAACTTCTATTGCGAAGCGTAGAGCCGCATCAGAAGCAGGAGAAAAAATTGCAGATCAAGGAAGATATGGTGACAGTATGGTTATTCACGCATCTCCTTTTACTCAAAAACTTTTAACAAGTATGGGTGGTGCAGGAACATTTAACCCTAAGACTGGGATGTTAGAATTTTTTAATGTTGATGAAGCTGTAAAAAGAAGGATGAAGAAAGGATATTAATTTGGCGAACGCATTGCGTGACGCTATGGAAGTATGGGGAACTTGTCCGAAGTATGGTGAATATAAGGCAAAGTATCTCTGGTTCAGATTAGTAAGCGCTTACGATAACGATAAACTTCATGTATTTTACGACGAAGAAAAGCCAGTTGGATTTATGACGCATTGTTTCTTTACTGAGAAGGAAGCTGAAACGATGAAATGGTATGGAGTGGAAACATTCAAACGGGATAAAGGCGATCAGCTTTGGGTAATAGATATGGTCGCTAATGGTGGAAGAGATGATGTTCTTGAGGTGGCAAAACACGCAAGAGCATATTTAGGAAAGACGTATCCAGAATATAAAACTGTGTACGCTAAAAGAGGTAAACGAATAGCAAGTTATCCAAACGTAGGTGACTGGCACAGTAAAGGAGAAGCATAATGGGTGATATGTCTGGCGGCGGCGGAAGCTCAGATAACGACAATGATGACAACGACAACCAACCAATGAGCTTTAGTGCCGCAGCAGACAATAAAACGTCTGCTCCTGCTGTATCTAACGATAGTGGTGGTGGCGATAAAGGTGGTGACGAGGCTATGGGTGACGACGACACCGATACCTTTGACGCTATGGGTGGTTATGATGATCGTGAAGTAGGTGATACCGATTATATTAGTGAACCTGCTGTATCTAGTAGTAGTGGCTCTGGCATGAGCTTTGGTAGTACGCCAGTATCTGACAACACCTTTAATACTAGTTCTACTCCAAGTGGAGTAAGTGGCGACGATCCATACGACGATGGTGGTGGTAAGGGTGGTGGTTCTAATACTGCACCCGCAGATACAACGCCATCTTCAGCAGGTGATGTTTGGGGAGACGACGATCAAGACGACGATCAAAGCGGTGTCCCATCGTATGTTCATTGGCAAAATCCAGACGATAGTGGGGGTAATCAAATCGTACCTACGGGTGGTAGTGGCGTAGATACTTCTTCTATTTCTGGGATTGAAGCTGCTTCTACTCCAAGTGGAGTAAGTGGCGACGATCCATACGAC